AAATAAAATCCATAATTTAAAAATTCTTTTAAAATATCAGAATCTTCTAATGTTGTTGTTCCATCTTTTGTAGTACTAGTTGCTCCCACACTATCTTTTGATCCATCAGCGCCCTCAGTATTACCTTTGGTAACTACGCCAGCGTCTGCAGGTATCTCAAACGCCACTTGCCCCAATTCTTCGTTGGTTAACCTTGGATTATTTAAAATCTGTTGGTATGTGAATAAGTCTCTTGTTGGTATCGTATTAAATTTAATACCCAATTCATACATATCATATTTTGTACATCCCGCAAAGAATGAATCAACAATTGAATCAACTCTTTGTTTTGCAACCCCCGCTAATTGTTTCTGAATAATCGTATTCATAATTGCAGGGTGGTCAACAACAATCTTCCAACTTATACTACCTTTTCTTGAAGTATTTTTATATGTGTAAATTGGTTCAGGTCTACCCAAGAAATTGGTAGACGAAAAATCAGGTGTGCTATCATCACTAAATGAAATGTCATAAGGCGGAAACCACATGACTCTACCACCGTTTGGTCCTTTTTCACAAACAGGTAAATCATCGTAAGTAAACCCAGGTCTGTCTGAAGTTCTCCACGCTAAATTCTCAATAGAGAACATATATTTTTTAACTTTGTTGTCTACAATGTTTGTTGATCCCGGATTCTTAAGTGGAGCAATGTTAAGATTATATGTCTTATCCAAAACTGAATACGAGAATTTCCTACCTTCAGTTGTAATACCATCACTCTTTTGTAAGTCAGCATACGTAAAGTAAGGAGTATCCTTTTGGAACACTCTACAATACTCAATACCCGCTTGAGACCCATCGGTCTGATCCGTATATGATAATACCATAGAACCCTTTGTCATCTCTTTGTATCCATCATTGAATACCTTAGATACTTGGTTAATTGCATTACCTACGTGTTTTAACCTTGCTTGACCTTGTACTTGATCGGCAGATTCAATAAGTCTTTGTGTCTTATCTAATATTGAGTCTCCTTTGAAATCAATATCAGTAGATTGGTATCTACCATAATCACTTTTAATTGCTTCAAACTCGTTGTCCAACCTTGTTGGTACCCCACCAGGTCCGACTTTAAATCCTGCATTATCTTTATATTTTGGTGATGTCCAAACAAATTGGCCACTAATACCACCACCATCACTATATGATTTACCTTTTAAACCAAACTGTAATTGAGCGTCATTACCTTCATATAAAATACCAAGTTCTTGCGGACCATATACAATGGTTTGTACTTGTCTACCATTTTTTCCAATAGGAACTTGATTTGCAGGAGAGTCAATTTGCGAAGGTTCCGAATTAGAACTACCAACATAATAACCACCCGTTTGTGACTTATCTTTATCAAACAATCTGTCAATTGCACTTGTGGCTCCTTGTATAATACCTCTATTGTAAGCAGGTCTATATTTGTTATAATCTAAACTTGAGAACAATACCGATCTTTGACCAAACCCTGTATTTGCAACAAATATCTCTGAAGGATTTTTAAACTTATTTAATATTGGACCTAAGAATCCACCCGTTAGGGTATTTGCAACATTTAATGCCGCTTCAGTTTGTGGGTTATCAATAAACGATTCATCAAAATAATCACCAGGAATAAAAGATACAGGGAAGTAAGTTCCCGTTAATCTATTAGCTAAACTTACAGACGCACTGATAGGATTCTCAGGTACGGTAATTTTCCAATTTTTTGTAAAAAAGGGTTGTTGACCCGTCGCAATCATACTTGCACTAAACGGATCTTGCAATGAATCTAAATTAACACGACCAAGAGTTGATTGTAATAATTCAGCCGCAATTCTTTCCTCAAATAAACCTTTAAGTTGAGCAGCTCCAATTCTTGCTAAATAAGTATCTTGAGATAATGGACCATTTGTTCCATTTGGATTGTCCGCAAATATTATTTCATATGGAGTATACGATGAGGTTACAAATGTTGAAGGATCCCAATATGGTGAATAAAATTTTGCATTACCAACAACGTCAGTTATAATAACTAAATCCTTATAACCACCCTCAGGTCCATATATGTTTTGAACATATGCTGCATCAATATAAAATTCATTAACTAAATCTAATACTGTGTCGGTAGGTGCGTATGGTCCTGAGTTTGAGTCCACAGGTAATGGTGCTCCAGGTACTGAGTATTTTCCATCATAACCACCTTCAGGTCCATATTCATTGAGAGAATATAAACTATTTGCAAGTTGGTTTGTTGAAATTAAAGAGTCAGGAGAGTCAATTACACTATTCACAGATAAATTAGTTTCGTAATTAACACTATTACTACTAGGTGAATAAGATCCTGGTACCGAATATGGTTGTAAATTACGGGCTAATAATATATCCCTAAAATTAGAAGAAGATGCAAATGATAATGTACTATCCGACATACTTTTTTATTAATAAATACCTTGAGAATTTTTTTATAGAAAACATAATTTTAAGAATTTTCTATTGTTTTCCTCCAAGCCCTACGTTTGGAGTCATAAATGTTTTAGTAAATTGTGATTTAATATTTGGGTCTGCCATTGATTCTACCATTTGTTTACCAAATTCACTATTACTAAGTAATGCTCCCCCGTCTCCCTTAATAGTAAGAGTATGGTTAACCTCACCACTAACTTGTGTTTTTGTTTCGGTAGGACTACCTGTTTTTGCTTGTGTTAAAAACGATTCTAACTGTTTTATCAATGGTGAATTTGGATCCAATACTATTTGAGTTGGTTGCACACCAAGAGCCTTATATTCATTAGTGAACATATTTGTTACATCTGCTCCTATTTTTAATCCTGCGTTTCCGGCACCTTTAACAAAATCACCAGCAAGTATTACAAGACTATCTTTAACCGAAGTTAACGATGATTCAACTGTTTCCCAAGTACTCTTACCTTGAAGGAACCTAACCATTTCTTGTTCTAATGGACCAACAACTCCTGTTGCTGCACCTCTTACATTTTCGGTTGTAATATCCTTTGTTAAATTTGTTGTAGTTATTGCTGCAGTTTTACTTATCACATTATAAAACCTATCCATAGTAGGTGTTGTCGCTTTACCAAGACTTACTGCCGTTTTACCCGCATTTAAAGATGTATTAATTCTTTCTAACACATCTAATTGATCTAAAGCGATATCTTCAATCTTTTTATCTTGATTTGCCTGTTGTTCTTTTAATTTTTCAATTTGTTCCGCACTTAAATCTTTAACGTTAACCTCATCCATTTTACCCGTCAACTCGTTTTTAATTTGAACAACGGCTTCACCACCTTTCATTTGTGACATATTGGCAATTAACATCTTATCTTCCTCAGATGCTGCCAAACTTGGGAATTTAATTTTAGACATTTTCATATCCAAATCAGCGGTTTTAATAGACAAATTTGCTAATTCATCAGCATCCATACCTAAAGCTTGGGCAACTTCTCTTAATCTACGTTTAGCTCCTGGTAAAATTTCAAAACCTGAACCATCTGCCTTTAACTTAGTGAATTCTTTAGAAACATTAATCATTTCTTTTTGTAATGCCTCAGGATCATTTTGAGCTAAATCCATCGCTTTCAATGGATCTAATAATGCACTACTTGAAACACCTAAACGTTGTAGTGATGCCGCTAAATCAATTGCCTTTTCAGGTGACAATAAATCTTCAGCTATTCTAAATGTATTTCTCATGTCAAAACCTAACATAGATGCCTGTGATGCCATCTTAGCTAAACCTTTAACTCCACTATCAAAATTGAATAAATTTAATTGTTTTAAATTACCAACAACTAACCCTGATACCGCCTGAACATTGACACCAACACTTTTTGCGTAATTTGCAACTTCTGCCATTCTATTTCCAACATCATATAATGATACACCAACATTTTTAAAGTCATTTGCTAATTTACCACCTTCAACACCAGCCACTTTAGCCGCAGCCGCCATTTCAACAAGAGCCTCTTTCCCTAAAGTTGTATTAACACCTAATTCTTTAGGTATATTTGTCATTAAGTTTAATGATTCACTTTCACTTATACCCAATTTTAACATTTCAGGTAAAGTATCCGCAATGGTAGTTTTTAATTCGGACATTCTTGCTTGACCAAGTCCAAATTCATTAGCCATTTTTTGTGCTGACTCTCTTAAAAAATCAGCTCCAGAAAAATTAGTCGGGTCGGCAGCATCTTTAAAATCCGTTAGTATTCCCGTTAATGCGATTCCCGTTTCACTTAAATCGGCATTAAAATTACTTATATATTCTTTATTAGTACTTAAACTTCCCTCCGAAAGAGAAGATTTATAATCAGACTTACTTGATTTACTTCCTTCAGATTTACCTTTATCAAAAGCATTTTGAGATTGTTCAGTTATATACTTTTCTATCTCTTCATTAGATGCGGTTTTAAAATCAATTTTTGCCATTAATAGTTTTTAATATAAATATTAAGTATTAAGTTTTGGGCGTATTTTCCTCTATTATCTTATCTAAAAGATATTTCCTTATATAAGTTGGGAGTTTTAAGAACTCATTATATGATGTCCTTAAAAATTTAGCCAAGTAATAAAATTCGTCTAATAAAAATTTTGAATGATTAGAAGAAAGGCCGAAAAAACTCCACCCCAAAGTTGATGACAACATCGACTTTTTCTCCTGATGGGGCGTAAACTGTTTTCCTTAAATCCAATCTCGGTTCGTTTTCTTTAAGGAAATTTCTTATGAACTTAGAATCACCAATTGGCATATTTTGACAAAATACGCTTATTTCATTTCTATCAGGATTACCGTTTACCTCTAAAACAGTTTTATTTAATCTTGTTGTTATTGTAGGAACAGTATAACCTGCAGGGTATGAGTCAATTATTTTAGCAATTTCAATCGTGTCATATAAACTCAACATTTTAAGTTTAACATCTTGTTTTGATTGTGGTAGTTTAACCGTAAATGTTCCATCTTCATCAGGTTGGACTTTAGGTTTTGTAAGATTTAACTCATCTAACATTATAGATGTCTCAAATGATTGTCCGTTAGTAGGGTCAACTGTTGCAATTCTATATTCAGGACCGAAAGATGTATTACGTAAAAACAAAAGGATTGCCTCAATATCACTTTCCAACAATTCTTCAGGTCTAATGTCTCTTTCATAAAGTTTATTTCTTAATAAAGGTAATACAACACTTTCATTAATTGATCTACGAGAATCAATATTTACTAAAATATTTTCATCACTAGCAGTTAAGTAACCAACCTTAACACTTTTCTTTTTTGATTTGTAGAATATACCACCTGAAGGTAGTGTTACCACATCATGTGGTAAGTTAAAATCCATTTGCCCATATGCAGCCGCATCTTGATCCATTTTTTTATATTTTTTTTTAATTTATTATCGCACAAAAAACCGTATACACTATAAATGTACACGGTTAATATTAAAAGTAAATTTTTTTAGTATACTAATATACAACGATCCATACGAATATTTGAAGAGATTCCTGCGATCTTATCAGAGTCATATGATAATGAACCACCATCATATCCTGTTAAGAAAGCTCCTTCTAAAATCCATTTCTCAACAACAACTCCCGTTGGGTCTAACATCTCCAAGTCTACATTTTTCTTGTATCCCGCAGCATAACCCATACGACCTGTTACAGACTCCGCACATAGACGAATCCATTCCATAACCGCTTGAGAAGCAGAAGGTCCAATTGGATCTCTAAACTTAACTGAAATTTCTTCCCAGTTGAATCTACCCGCAACATACGTTTCAGTGTTTAAGAAAGGAATCGCAACTGAGTTAATCTTTAACTTAGGTCTTGAAGTACTTTCCACATACCACTCATTAATTCCAAGTGATGAAGGGAATCTTAAAATCCAACGGTTTTCACGTTTAGGTTCGTAAGGAATTGGCATTTTCATTAACAAATCAGCCATAATTATTTTTTTTAATTTTTAGTTTATTTTAGTTTTTATTATAAATATCACGATAATAAAATTTTTCTATTTACTTACA